TTGTTGGGTCAGTAATAACGCCTAATCCTGCTAGTAATGTTAAGATTGCACCTACAATGCCGCTCACTTGCTCTAATTGTGTGGATAAATCTATTCCGAATAACTCTGTGACTTGTTTTACAAACAATAAAACAGCACCTACCAAGCCAGTAAGCACCGCTTTGTTTTGAAACCGTAATTTCCAATTTATATCCATTCAATTCATCTCCTTGAATTAAGAAGCCGACACCGAAGTGCCGACGTTCATTATTTATTTGCATTTGCCAAACCAGAAACATGACCAGAAACTGTATCCAAATAACATGCCAATCACCTCCTTAAATTCCAAAAAATGTACGCAAAATTGCGATGATTAATGAACCTACAATAGTCCCCACCAAGCCAATTACATACATCTTCATTTCGCGGATGTTCTTTTTATTTGTTTCTTTGTTTTCTTTATCAATTTCTCTTTCTCTATTGATTGAATCTAAAGTAAAATCCATTTTTTGATTGATAAGATTTTGACTATGCTGTGTGTTTTTGATTTCATTTAAGGAGTCAAAAATTTTATCATCATTTTCTTCTAAACGAGAAAGCCGACGTTCTGTTTCTCTTTGATAAGACTCCAATTACAATACACCTACTTTACTTTAATTTATGATGAACTTGGTTCCTCCCTAACATACGGCTCGCCACTTTCATCGAACTTACTACGGTCAATTTCTTGCTTAACGTAATAAGTTTTAGTTCCATTACCAAAAATTCCCGCTAGCATATTCTGCATTGTGCATACCTGTTTGACTTGTTCTTCATCAGTAAACTTATAAGCTGTGTTCGGTGATGCGCCACGCACAAAACTGTTTGAGTAATTCTGCATCAAACAACTTTCTTCTCCTCGCTTATCTACTTCTACTAAGTAATACTCTGTGATTTTTTCCATAACTTATTCCTCCTAAAAAATTTATAATAAAAACGCCTAACTATTCGTCAGACGTTTTACTATCGTTATTTAATCTTTCTCGTGTTTCAAAATTCGCAATTTCTAAATTGAGTTGTGCATTTTTGTTTAATAACGTTTGTAACAAAGCATTCAAGTATTTGACCTCTTGAACAAGTTGTTCTTTCGTCATATTTTCTAGTTCATTCATTTGACCATCTCCAATATTACGTCTATTTTTTCTTTCAACTCATCAATTTGTTTCTTCAATTCTTCATTTTCGTTTGCTAATTCTTGAATCGCTTTTGTGTTCCACCACAATACCTCGTTGCCATCAAAACCATCAGAGTTTCGCCATTCTACCGGAAATTTGTCTAAGTTACTATTTTCTCTTAAAACAATGCCATGATGTATTCTAGCGTAATCTGTACCTGCTTCAGAATTTACTTTATAAGCGTATAGTTGTAGGTCATTTCTAAACAAATCTAAAACATTGTAATCCCACTTTTGAATATCATACTTATATTTTTCATGCGACATAGCATTCCATGAATTAAAACGTATATTTTTATATGTTATGTCTCCACCGTTATAGCCAGCTTTACTAACTACTCTAAACTCACTATGACACATATCATATATATTCGTGTCTGCTGCTTCAATATTGCCTATTACTTTATCACCACTAAAATATTGAGCGTACATAGGTACACGATTACTTCCGTTACTATCTAACGCAAAAACTTTACTACCCTTTAACAAAATTTCACCAAAACTCGAGGACAAACTTAAATTCCGATTGTTAGATAAGATACCTACATGTCCTTGTTCAACACCGTCAGATGATTGGATTGCCATGTAACTACCGCCAGAACCAACATCTGATGTGTATGGAGTAGTCCTTTTTAAAACTAGATTTTGTCCGTTTTTGTTTATCTCCAAACCGCTATCAACAGTTCTGATATAAAAACGTTTATTTGCGTTCAAATATAAACCATACTCAGATTCGATAGTTAATTGCTGACCAGAATAAATATGCATACCTTGACCAAACACATTACTGCTGTATGATTCGTCAGCAAAAAAGTCTATAAAACGTGCGCCGTTTTTATCTGGAGACAAGCTGTGTATTTCCCTCTGAGTTGTTATACCTTTATCTGTTAAAGCAAGCCAACGTTCAATATCAGTTAATTTTCGGTTTCCGAATTGTTTCGAGATTAATCCTGCGCGGTATACGCCATTCCAAGATTCCGTGAAGGCTTCGTACGTAACATTCCCTTGAGGGAACGTTCGCGTAAAGGAACCTGTTGATCTAATTTTACCTCCACTTAAAACTGTGGACTCACCATTACTTGTCCCGCTAACAGTCGCACGATTCAAATCAATATCAGTAGCCTTTAAATACTCTATTGTTGCTTGATTACTGAATAATTTATCGATATAGGCATCTTTAATAGTTGTACGTCCATTCTTGACAACTACATCACCATCATTAATTTCAAACTTTGTAGCGTCGAATTTTATACCTTGCGGACCGATTGAATGTGATTGAATGTTACCATTCTCATCAAATCTAAATGTCATGCCGTCAGTGGTATTGTTTATAAATTCTGATACAACACGATTTAACGTTTGACTACTCGTATTAAATACATCTTTAGATACACGTTGTGATATTTGTTCGCCGTCTTGTAAGATTTCAGTTTTAGCAACAGACAACTTTTTATCAGTGCTACGTTCTACATCCTCCGGTGCTTCAGTATAATTTCCAGCAATGTTACCTTCAACTAACATTGCTTCGTCTATTTGAATTTTAGTTGTATCATTACTATCCGTGCCTGCTAAACCAGTATAAATCAAAAAACTGGTGCTTTCGTTGTCAGCCTTAAAAGTATATGTCGTACCGCCATCATTTAAATCAATTGAAATACGAGAAGTATTGGGGGTCAACCCCATAATAGATGTACGATTCTCATTGTTCCCCTCTATAATTTTATAATCAAAACTAAGCGTGTATTCTTTACCCACTTCTAATGGTTTAGACAATTTATATTTAATATATTTATACTTTGGCGTACCCATTATATCATTCCGTCTTGAGCTATCTAATAGCAAATTACGATTACCAATTTTTATATTATCCAGTCCACTTTGATATTCTGATTTAGTGACTTTGTCACTAATTTGACCAGCTAGTGTTTTACGTTCTGCATCTGCCGATTCCATACGTTCAATTAAGCCTTGTTGATTGGTTTGATAATCGACTGATTTAACGTAATCCCTTAGCTGTTCTTTAGTATCTTCACGTGCTGCAATAACCGCTTTTTCAACAACATTAGGTTCACCTATAAGCTGATTTTGTTCATTTACTTGTAAGCCGAATTTATCAGCAATTTCTTGCAATGCGTCTCTAAATTTTTCTTCAGTATACTGTGACTGTAACAATTTAAATCGTTCATCAATCGCTACCTTTGCACGTTCAACCACATTGTATAGATTCTGCATAGCAACTCTATAATTTAAAAATAACGTTTGTGTATCGATTAACTTACCTATCGTAGCGGTTTCATCGGTCATGCTTTCAAGATTGCTTTTAATATTGTTATAAATAGAGACTGTTGCATCAAGTTTGGCATTTAACTCATCTTTCAAATCAAAGTCCACTAAATACTCACTATTCATGACGTCATGCATTTCATTTAACAACTTACTGTGTTGAATAGATAGGTTAACAAAGGTATTAGTTAATTCGCTATACAGTGCTTTTTCGCGTGTTATCGCACCTATATCTTCGGCTTTTTCTGCCGTCGCATTAATCCATTGCCCCTCCCAGTATCGTCGTAATACTGCTACATCAGGATTACTAGTGTCTAACCATAGTAAGTCATTGACCGGATTGTCCGGTGGCGTATCACCTTTTAAAATCTTACGTTCAAAATACTGTAATTCGCCCTCTAGTGACTCTCTAACAATCGTATTAACGTTAGAAAAACCATCAGTCAACTTTTGACGAATTGCATCTAATTTTCTGTCAAATGAGCTTCTCAAATCACTTTCTTTAAATTCTTTATACGTACCGAAACCGTACGTGACATCTTTGCTGATTAAGTCACATTCTTCTGATATAACTTCAGCTTCTACATAAAGGGGTGGTGTAAAATCTCGGTTTTTAATACGTACCATATCGCCCAGATTTATGACTTCGTGTTTGTATTCTTTTTCAATATCAATCGCAGTGACTTCATACGTAATAACTTCTGACTTGCGTTTGTTTAATTCTGTTGTCCCAAGTGTTCGCAAACGTGATTCTGTCATATTTTGGTCTTCTGTTTCAGGTTCGTAAACGCCCCAATTATAGCGATCAGGTAGCCCGTATTTTGCTTGAGATTCGTCATCTTTAACGACTAACTCAACACGTTTTTTGCCCTCTTCCGGCTCAGGACCGACACACAATAATGCTGTCTTGATTTCTGAAAAGTCAACAGTACGCTTCAAACCTGTTAAGTCTTTGCCGTATTCAATTTCTTTTCCTTTAAACAAAGGATTACGTTTGCGTAAAACAACTAAGCGCTTGTCTACACGGTTTGAACCAACCTCTATATAAAAATCTGCCATCATGTCATATGTCGTACACAGTTGAAGCAACACATTATATCGCGTCTGATAAGATGTCCACGATGTCGTTCGTAACCCACCATATTCAGTAGCGTCAGAAACTTCCCAGCCGGTATCTTTCAATACATCGGATAACGCTTGTTTAGTCGTCATCTTTTCTAATTTTTCAGGTGCGTATGGACGCGCTTTTGTTATATCTTCGAGATAAGATGCAACTGTTTCGACTTCAGTGTAGCCGTCAATATCGGACGAAATTCTGTCGATAATAAATTCACGGTACTGTTCGTTTTTATCTTGAATGATGATGCGATTACGTTCTTGCATATGAGTTGTACGTTCAGACAATATCGTAAAATCAAACGTTTCCATACGCTCATTAATGTCGCGTTTATGAACCGCTTGAATTACCGCACTATCTGATTGTGATATAAAATCAACGATTTCACCTTTAAAGTTCATTACATGTATCAATGTATAACCTCCTTTCTACAAGTATCTGTCTTGCCATTTAACAGTTGTATCAAAAATACCAGGTGGATTAATAACGAGTTCTGTATGCCCTTCATCAACATTTATCCAATCGCTACCAAACGTTTTTTCAGATAAGAATGATTCTTCATTTACCACAACGCTTTTAGTTGCTGTGTTAATTTGAATCAAATCTCCTTTTTTGATGATCATGTCCCTCGCGCCAACAGGTTTAGGCAATTTTTCGAACAAGTAGATACCTAACGCGTGCATTTTCATCATTTTGTTTGATTTAGTATTTTTAGCCTCGTAAACAGAAATTGAACTTACTGGTCGTTGATAAAAGTTCCCCTTATCTTGATATGTTTTATTTACAATTTGCAGAGGTTTTGTTCTATTGGGGTCTTTTTCGTGATTAAACAACCATGTTTTCAATCTAAAAGTATCGCCAATACGTTCTAAACTCATATATATAATTAAAGTATCTATTATATTAACCACAGGTACATTACTGGCTTCTAAAATTTTTACTTCATCCCCGCTTTGGTTAAACAAGTTGAATATAAACTTTCCATTTGGTGCTCCGCCGGAAGAATTTATATAGCCTAATGTAGCTAATAGGCGATTATCAGTATCGTAAATGTGATAAGCAATTTTTCCTGTCCCTTTACTTTTTTGATAAACAATACCTTTTACTGTAACTTTGAAATCTTTTAAAGCTTTTGAAAAACCACGTTTGTACTGAGCGCCTATCCACCCATTTCCTTCAGGGAAATCATTGATTTCAAAACCCTCTTTATTTTTTTCTAACTTAAAACTTCCGCCGACTGTACCACCAAAAACAGTGTCTTGAATCTGTCCACTTCCAATTTTAGACCAACCCGTAAAGCTTTTAAATTCGTCGCTTAAAATACTCGGCGAATAATCTTTCAACGGCTTATCTAAGTCGTCATCACCAATCATGAAGTAATCCTCATCACCTTTTGAAATCATAAAATAATTGGAATTCTTCAACGCCCTAGCTTCCACAATAATTGGTGTGTCTGCCGTCCCTGAATTAACCACAGAGACCGCGTCACTGATTGCAGTATTTTGATTACCATCAATAGCGTATTTGTACGGGTCAGTGAGGATAACTTTTACAATAACCACATTAATATTGTTTTCAGTTTTGTTATTTATTTCAAGCGGACCCTCAAAGTAGGCATTCCAGTACCACTTTTTTGATTTTAGTTGAAGTTTAACCGCTTTGTCGTAATCAAAAAATTTAATTAACTCACTTAAAATATCGTCGTGCGATTTAATACCACTGTGCGCAAGATAATCATTGTGTATGACTAGTGGTAAATCAAATCGATATTCTGACAATCCTCTAGATTTAAACACACTTCCTGCACGTCCATTTACCGCATCTGTTTTCACTTCATAATTAAAAGAGGGTATTTTAAACCCTCTTTGAACAAACAACCACGGAAGTGTTTTATCATTAACTATTATTGTATCGTTCATTAAGCAAACACACCTCCTGCGTTAAATCTTTGTTTACGTGATGTGTCACGTTCTCTTTTATCTACAGTTCTATTTATAAAGTCACCTAAACCGAAGTTATCGATTACTGGTTCATAGTCTTTGTTTGCGATTTCTTCGTTAGATCCTACAAGTTTTATTAATAAACCAATCATAGTGTCTAACTTTTTCTCTAAATTACTATCGCCGTTGCTACCTACACTATTATTACTAAAGTGTTTAGGTCGTTTATTCTTACTAATATCATTACTAGCCAAAGCAAGTAATTTAGCTGCGTCATCTGCACGACTAGGGTCTGTAGGGATAATCCATTCAGGATAACCATCTTCTCCTAAGTGATATAAACCATTGTGGACAAGTCCGCCAGTTTTATATGCATAAGCTGCAGCTCGATTAAAGCCACCCCAACCATATGTTCTAACAATATATCGCAAAGCAGATATACCTTGATGTAACGGATTATTAAAGTTTGTATAACCCGATTTAGCATTAGACATAAACGTCGGTTGAATCATTTGGAATAAACCTTTTGAAGGTGTGCCACGTTGAGCATTTATATCCCATTTATTAACCGCATTCGGTTGGTAATTAGATTCACGTTTAGCCAGTCTCATCATTGCATCATGAATGTAGTTAGATTTGTAACGACCACCCAATATATTTTGTGCTTGTCTAATTACTCGACTTGCGTATGCTGCACCACTACCTGAAGGGTAACCTTTACCGCCACCTGTTTTGTCATTTTTACGTAACCATCTTTGAGGTTCTACAGAATAACGGTTTGCTTCTCCACCTTGGTTAACTTGGAAGTGTAAATGACGGTAATTTGTCATAGAACCTGTATTACCTGATTTACCAATAAGTTGTCCGGCCTTAATTTGTTCACCAGTTTTACGTAATTGTTGACTTAAATGCATAAACCATAAGAATGTCTTACCTTGTTGTACTGTTATGGCTTTACCACCACCATAATTATCGTACCAACTTCTAACACGTCCACCCATAGGCGTACGAATAGGTGTGCCAACTGGGGTGTCGTAGTCGATACCGTGATGCACACCTCCGTTAAATGGATAATTAGGATTTGGTGGATATGGAGGCGCAGAATAACGTTGTAGTATTTTAAATCCGTCAAATACAGAACCGTCTCCTGCTTGTGCTTCAAAACCATTAGTTATCCAATCAATCGCACCTTTTTTTATCTTCTTAAAAGCAGCGCGAGTAATTTCTCCAACGATACCCATACCTTTTGTTAATGAAGAAAAGTTTACGCCCATAAGCGACATTACTTTGTTGAATAGTTTACCTGGATTATCCATATAATCCATAACGTCGCCTACTTTATCTGAAAGCCATTTAGCACTATTGCCTAAGGCACGACCGACACCTTGCATTTTATCGCCAATCCAATCTTTAGCATTGCCAAACCAAGTACCAACACTAAATCGTGGATACATACCTGCACCTTCTGCTTCTTCTAAGCTTTGTCGCATTCCGCCACTAATCACACGTGACCCTTTAGGCAAGAATGTAGTCGTATCTTTTGCAGGGGTTAAAGCAGTACGTCCGTTAGGGTATTGAATTAATTCTCGACGACCATCAATACCTCTGCCGTTACCAGGACCTTTATCTCCCACAACTGCCATAGTGCCGTGTTTTAATCGACCATCAGATGTAGTGCGTATATGTCGGTTTATACGTTGCGTCCCTGTAGATAATTTAGGTATTTTAGGCAAGCTTAATTTAGAACCTACCCAGTTTAAACCGTCAATTAATCCATTCAAACCTTTCTTAATGGCGTTAACCATTCCACCGATATGATTTTTGATTTTACCAATAATATTCGCAAGTCCATTCTTCATGTTATTAAACGTATTGCGCACCGAACGCCATAATGCACTAGCAATACCAGTGACTGAACGTTTAATAGAATCCCATATATTTACAATAGTAGTTTTAACTCTATTAAAAATATTACGTGTGCCAGTACTTAAATTATTCCAAGTATTACGCACACCGTCCCATAATAGTCGAGCAAATCGAGTGACACTATTTTTAATTTTTGACCAAGTATTAGTAATCCACGCTCTTAAATTTGAAAAAATATTACGTGTCGAACGACTAAGGGAATTCCAAATGTTTCTAACCAATTGATAGGCACTACTTGCATATCTATATATTGTAGATTTGATAGAACTCCAAATATTTGTTATGAACGATTTGACAGATTTAAATATGAATATTGTGAAATTTTTAATATTATTCCAGTTATTCCTAACTGTATTCGCTATGGATTTAGCAATTGTAGTCACCACAAACTTGATAGCATTCCAAGTATTTAAAAATGCTTGCTTATATAAAGATAATATTTTTCGAATTACAAATAATAAACCATTAAAAATAGCTGTAGCACCTGTTTTCAAGGCATTTATAATAAATAACGTACTAGTTTTAATAACTTTCCAAACGCCTATTACCGTATTTTTTATGGCATTAAAAATTGTAGTAATTACAACCTTCCACATATTGAAGTAGGCTTTCATTAACATCCACCAATTTTGAATGATAAACATTACACCATTTTTCAAGCCATTCCATACGGCAATACCAAATGATTTAATGCCGTTCCAAATCACTGATAGTGCATTTTTAATACCATTCCATAATTTTATGACATTATTTCGGAAGGTCTCATTATTCCTCCACAAATGAATGATTGCAGCAACTAATAATCCTACTGCAGTGATTACTAGGCCGATTGGACCAGTCATAAATCGAATTGCTAAACCTAAACCTTTTGACGCAACTGATGCAGCTTTAGTAGTAGCAGTCCAAATTTTAATAGCAGTCTCAGAAAGTTTTGTTTTTATCGCCGCTATTGTTTGTGATGTGGATAATCTAGCAACTGCATACCTGTATCCATCTGCTATAGCTTTTGAAGTGGTTACTATACCATTCCATATTTTTTGTGTTCCTGACCACAATTTTGTTGCGCCGTTTGCTAATTTTGTAGCAATCGTAAAGTTACGTATCCCTAACATCAATGGCCCTAGCACTGTCATCGCACTACCTATAGTAGATACCATAACGCCTAAAGCCATAAGTAATGGTCCTATTGCAGCCGCTAGTAAACCGAATCCTACAACCACTTTTTGAGTACCTTTGGGCATTTCATTTAATTTAGTTGCAGCATGAGAAACCCATTCCGCTAGCTTTTTAATATACGGCGCCATAACATCACCTATACTAATTGCTAGGGATTCAATGGCCGATTTCATCTGACGAATTGAACCACCGATTCCGCCTTCCATTTCGTCTGACATACGCTTTGAAGCGCCTGTTGAATTATCGATGGACTTGGTTAGTTTTTTGTAATCCTCATCAGATGCATTAATAACAGCTAACGCTCCACTCATTGCTTCTTTGCCGAATATGGTAGCCGCCGCACTTGCTTGTTGTTCCTTAGAAAGACCTTTAAACTTCCCACGTAATTGATCCATAACATCACGCATCGGCAACATATTGCCACTACTATCGGTAATAGATATACCTAATTCATCCATTTTTTCTTTCATTGCTTTAGTCGGGCTAGATAAATTAGTAAACATTGTACGTAATGCAGTACCGGCTTTTTCACCTTTAATACCTGCATTAGACATCAATCCAATAGCAATAGATGTATCTTCCACAGTATATCCTAAAGCCCCTGCAACTGGTGCTGCATATTTAAACGCCTCACCTAAACCACGTACATCAGTGTTAGCTTTAGAGCTTGTTTGTGCTAATACATCGGCAAAGTGTCCGCTATCTTTTGCCTTCATTCCAAATGCAGTTAAACTGTCGGTCACAATGTCACTTACTTGTCCTAAATCTTCACCTGATGCAGCAGCTAACTGCATAACACCATCAATACCACCTAGCATATCTTTAGTATCCCAACCTGCAAGCGCCATGTAGTTTAATGCATCGGCGGATTCACTGGCACTAAATTTTGTTTTAGCACCCATTTCAAGTGCCTTATCACGTAATTGTTGGAATTCACTTCCCGTAGCACCTGAAGTCGCTTTAACTTTACGCATTGAGTCGTCAAAGTCTATACTTTTTTTAACTGCTGCACCAAACCCGGCAACAATCGGCGCACTTACATACATACTCATATTACGACCAACAGACTGCATTTTACTGCCAATTTCTTGAAGTCGTGGTCCCAACTCACTAAACTTGTTACCAATCTTACCCATGGTTGTGTTAAGTGTTTGTTGTTGACGCTCCAAAGCTTTCATTTCGTTAGTCGCTTGCGCCAACTCTTGTTCATATTTATTTAACTCTGCATAGGCTTGATTGTATTTAGCAGCAGCCGCTTGTGTTTTAGCGCTGTTTTCTCCTGTTTCTTTCGATAATTGGTCATAATTATTTTTCAATTCTCTGACTTTTTGAGCTTGAATTTGTTGTCGTTTAGTTAATCCATCGACTTTCACTTTCGACTTCTCAAGTGATTGATCATAACGCCCAAATTTTGAAAGGTTAGCGCTCATTTCACGAGAAACCATGCGCATTTGTCGATTTAAACCAGTAATACCACGATTAAATCCCGAACCGTCTAAATCAACCTTTATGACCATATTACCTATAGGATTTGCCATTTAGTTTCCTCCTTTCCTCAAAAATTAGCCGAACACTTGCGCAAAGCTTGTTGCTTTCTTTTTGTGTTCGACTCTTGAATTTAAAATTTCTAAAAAGAAATGAATCGGCATGTTAGCGACCTTTTCAGGGTCCATGCCCTCATCAATTAATTGCTTTGCAACTTTCATGTAGTTGTTGTATCTACCTTCAGGCGTTAAATCTTCAGGATTTATTTCTTCTTCTCGGTCACGAACTTTTTTGTGTCGTCCACATCTCCTGAAATTAGCTCTTCTAGCACATTAATTAAATTTGTAAGACCTTCAAAACCTGCAGGAATACCTTTTTGTAATTCTTCAGACGTAAATTGATTACCGAAACCATCGGCAATAAACGCAGTAATTTCTTCAATGATTTCAAATTGTTGAACAACTTGCTCTTGATACTCATCTACTTTTGCTTGATGTTCTTTTTGTTCTGTTACGCTTAACTTTTCGAATTCTTCTTGTGTTAATTCTTCAAAATCAGGCTCTTTAAAAACTTTTGTTACACGCGTTGATAATTTAGAACCTTGAATAGTGTCAAAAAGCGACATCATAGGCTTTGCATAATACTTTTTAGTTTGTGGTTTACCTGTCTTTGTGTAACCTGTAATAAGTTCGATTGAAGTTCTTGCCATTATAAATTCCTACCTTCATTTTTATTTTTGCGCAAAAATAAAAGAGGGGTTGGATACCCCTCTTACTTATACTTCTTGAATGCCATCGGCAATGCCTGATAGATTATCAGCTAGTGAACCTGGTTCAGGCGAATCAGATTCACTAATCGACTTTCCCGGCATCGCTTTTGTATCCTCATCTAACGTTAAAGTTTGATCTAAATCTTTTACGAATTCGTCGAATGTTTTACCAAAAGTTTCAGTAAATACATAGTCACGTCCTTTAGTTTGTCCCTTAGCATCAAAACCAGTTACATGTGAAGATTCGTCAAATAAACGGTCAACGAATGAACCTTCCACTTCGTCATTTTGGAATTCAACTTTGTCTTGTTTAGTTTGGCCTGATAAGTTTGGACGAGTGAATTTACCTTTAAATAAACCAACCCATTCGGATGAGCCGTCATGATTAGTACGTTCAAATACAACCGCTACATCAGGTGGAATATCATTCGCACCATATTTAAAGCCGTTAGCACCTTTTTTAGCACCTGCTAAGAATGCTTTTTGTTCAGGTGGGATTGATACGAACGTTGTTTTAACTGATAATTTACCATTCGATACTGCAGTTGCAGCAACCATATTGTCGCCGTATTCTTCTTCAACTTCTTGTGGACGGTCAACTTCGATTTCTTTTAAGAATCGAGTACGGTGACCTGATTTAACCTTCCACGCTTTGTCTGTATCACTTTCAATCGGCGCCCAATAGAAGTTAGTAACACCAATAGCAATACCTGACACACCTGTATTATCTGCAAAGTGTTGCAAGTTTAACTTTAATTTTTCCATTTATAATCCTCCTAAAATAATAGAGAACCAGATGCACGTATGATTTCTCTAAAAGTTAGAGTTTCAACTTCGTACATAGGTTCTCTGTAATATGATTTAAAATTTAATTGCTTTAGATTCTCCACAATCACTTCAGCTTGCTCATGTGGTTCGTCTGATGACCACCAAATATCAATTTGAAAGTCAAATTCTCGTGAGAATTCCTCGTTGTCTGCATATTCATCAGGATTATACGGTAACGGGGTAATCCTTACGATTGGTTGATATGTTGATTCGTGAAAATTCTCAGGAACCACATATTTAAATACGTTATCCTCAACCGTAATACGTTTGTCGGCGATGAGTTTCTTGTAAATCACATCAGTTACATTCATTTCATCACCCTTCTCATAGCGGTTAGCATTGCTTTATATACTAGCTTACTACCGCTTTTTTCTGTTTTAGTAATCCACAGTTGTGGACGTTGATACATTGTGCCGAATTCAGTTGCATGTATACGGTGTGAATAGCCTTTTGTATATCCAATAAGAACATACTTTTCACTTGTATCACGGTCAGTTCTAATATTCGAGACTGCTATATTATCCTTAGCATGTCGCTTTCTATCACTGACTGGCGTGTTACGTTTAAGTAAAGGTGTAAGTGCTAATGCACCGGCTCTTAACACACGATTCTGTGACGCCTTAAATTCAATCTGCTTTCTAACCAAACCTTGTTCAATGTTATTCTTCTCAATCTTTGCACCCATTAGAAAACCACCTCGCAATAAACACGCACATAGGATTTATCTTCATAGTCTTTTTTGACGTATTTGATTTGATATTTATCGCCGTCATGGATTACATAATGTTTATTGTTTGGTTTATAATCTCCTCTTGGATCACGTATGATGATTGTTTTGATGAACTGTGAACCTGTCGTTAGACTTGTTTGCATATCTGATTCTCTTGCATCTTGAATACATGCATAGCAACTGTATAGCTCCTCTGTAATTGGCTTTTGTGGTAGACCATTGATTGATTTACTGGTGTCTTCGCAAAAGGTTACTCGTTCATTTAACCTATTCGAATTGAACTTCATACGCATCACGCAACTTATGCACAACACTTAATACCATGTGTGGTGCATAGTTAAGGTTCCTTTCTGAAAAAGCTAAACGATTCTCAAAGTAATAAGCAGTGAGTGGGAATACTGCAGTTTTAAATAATTTTTGCTTTTCTAACCAAGCCATATTATCAGTAACCGCACTCGCTATATCTTCTTTTGCCCATTCGTAGTACATCTCCAGTAAATCGTCTTCTGAACTATGGTCTATTTTGCAATGCTTTTTTAATAGCTGTAAATCACTCACTGCTATCACCTACTTAACATCAATACGTTGTAACATACCGTTTTGTGGTTTGCCTTTTTTATTGACTTCATTTGCACGTCTTACAGACATTTCAACCACATCATTTACATTAAGTACTTTACCGAGTGATTTATCTTTATACTGTGTTAATACTTTGTATTTAGCCACTATAAATCACTCCTTATTAAACTTCTTGAATACCGTCTGCAATACCTTCAAGATTCTTTTCTAATTCTGATTTGTCGAAATCTACTACAATTGCTGCTTTATAATCTAAGATTCGGCAATCTTGACGTACTGCAACCATTAAGCATTCACCGAAGTGCATGTAGTCAGTCCATGCTGCTTGATATTGTGAACGGTCAAACAAAACAATAGCGTCTTTTAAGTTACCAATAATCATCTTCATTTGACCTTCTGTACCTAATAACTCATCAGGCAAGATTTCAACTTTTGCACCTAATAAACGTTTTTGTGTAGGTTCTTTAACATCCGGTTGGATTAAATAGTTACCTTGTTTGTCTTTTAATTTATCAAGCATTGCAAAAAGTGATTGCGAAACAATTGCAACGTTATGCTCGTAATTTGGTTTTACATTTAAATTAACTGCATCTTTAAGGTCGTCTAAAGATTTAGCTTTCTTAACTTCTAATTTAGCGCCTTCTTTTTCAAATCCAGTTGTTTTAGATCCAGTAGAACCGTTAGTGATAACATCTAAAATAGCTTTGTTACGTGTAGCTGCAATCGTACGCGCCATCCATAATTTTAATTCTTGTAACACGTTAACTTTTGCATCTTCAATTGCTTCACGAGAAATTCGGAAGTAACCACGACGTGTTTGAATGTCATAAGCTAATTCGAAGAAAGGTTTAACCGCTAATTCAGGGTTCTCTGCTAATTCTTCCACAACTGGTAATGCTGCAACTTCTGATTGACGTACAACTGGGTATTTACCTGAACCATTAGTAACACGTTTTACAGTGACATATTTATCAAGGTTAAACTCTACTTCTTTTAATTTAAGAATGTCAGTTACAATTTCTTCAGGGATTAATACAAATCCTGAATCAGTTTTAAGTGAACCACCTTTAATGTCTTCACGTGTTTCTAAATAATTAGTGAAGTCACGTACTTCTTGTGATGTCACTTTAGTGTTCTGAATAGAAACACCTAATTCATTTAAGTTTGGTGCTTGACGATATGAGCGTGTAGATTCAACTGTAACTTGTTGTACGTCCGTTTCATCAGAGTTGCCTTCTTCTTGTTGGTCTTTTTCTTGTAACTTTTTTAATTCATCTTCTTTTTCTTTAATTTGTGTGCGTAGATCAGCAATTTCCTTTTCTAAAGTCTCTGCTTTCTCTAACTCATCATTGTTCAATGCACGTGTAGCGTGTTTGATTTTTAAATCGATTTGACGTTTAGTGTCATCGATTTCATACTGTAATAATTGCATTTTATTCATTTCAATTCCTCCTAAATTTTTGCATAAAAAATAGACGTCGCTTTTTAAGCACGTCCAATGGTTGTATTTGTTAATGGTGTCCAACTTCACCAAGCTTATTTGTAATTGAATGTTTTTTGAGTTTTAACTCTAACGCTTTTTTGCGTTCGTCATTTTTAATGTTTTCAATGCTGCGTAATGCCGGTTTAACATCAGTATCCTTGTATGCCGGATAAGTAACCACTGATACGTCTGTAAGCTCACGAATGGCTTTCAAAGTACGTTTATAGATGTTTTCTTTTTCATCAAAACGCATTTCATCGCCTTGTTCGTCTAGCATAAACCCGAACGAACATTGATTGATGTTACCTACACGCATATTCTCATATAAGTCACGTGCAAACGTTGTATTCGGTAATTTACAACGGTATTTTAAGCCAACATCATCAGTTTCAAGTTCCAACGTACCCGATTTCGTTCTACCGATAATTTGTGATGGCACGTGGTCTACTAAACAACGCACATCAGATAAATCAGTGTTTTCTAAAGCGTTACGTGAAATCGTTTCTTTGAATCCACCTAAATTTTCTGACCATGTATCAAATTTCAAAGCGTAACCCTCGATGACCATTTCGTTATCATCGTTTGAACGAACTTCAGTAATGTTACCGACTCTAGTTTCCTTGCCCATCTTCCTCACCACCTTTCAATTTGTTGTCAGTACCACGTGATTTATTCATTTGGTACTCATCAACAAGCGCTATATTCACATGATTAAGGTCAACACGATGAATACTACCGTAGCCACCAGGAATAGGCGGTAAGCCATCACGTTTTCGCACTTCATCAATGTTTGTTTTACCTGAATCGATATTGATTTTATCGATTTCAGCTTGCGTCTTTTCATCAACCACACGTATTTCAGTAGTATCGAATTTAAATTCACAAACTTTGTCGGTGTATTCATCATTAAATTTGAAATTTAACTCTGCACAAACACATGTAATATAAGGTTTTAACGTTGAAAGGTAGTCCAAGTTTGCGTCTGTAATGCTCATATTCGTTGTTTCGATACCGAATTTATGCAACGGAATGCCAAATACACCGGCAATCTCACGTGTGGATGATTTATTCTCACGAATGAGCTTTAACACTTCAGTATCGACTTCTAATTGGTCAAATGTCATCGATTCATCTAGAACAACCACTTTACCGGCTTGTTTAGTACCACTAAATGCTTTGTGGAATTCCTTTCTCGCACGGTCTCTCGCTTTTTTATCGTTTAAGACGCCTTTCATCTTAAGTATTCCGCCTGCATGTGTACCATTGCGTAAAAAGTTGTTTAAGAAGTCCTTACCGTTGTTATCAGAATCAATCGTCCTACTCAATGTATCGAGTAAAGATAACCCATGAATGCCATCTAACGAGTAGAATTTAATGTCTAACATATCTTCATATTTAATATTTCGACTAATAAATTGACCGTTATCATCCGTACGTTCATGTAGATAGTATGGACGTGCCATTCTGTCAGATTTCAATTGCACTTCCGATGTTTTATGGAACGTTAAACTTTTAGGAACTCCTGACTTATCACGTGTGATCTCAACATATCCATGTGACGTCAGTAAAGCACTAGCAAATACGACTAGCTTAAAAATGTAGCCGTTGTATAGTGAATTTGGTCGTGTGTTTAGCAAATGAACAACCTTATTACTATAATCAATCTGACCGTTAACATTTAATCTAATCGGCATTCGTGCTAAATCCGACGCAATCATCATAACTGCAGTAAATATATCACTGTGTTTGATAGCCTCCACATCTGTATACTGCCTTAAACTAGCCCCTTGAAAGCCTGGTAATGTCTGCACCATCATTTGCAAATCATCTTCGTTGTATTGTAAATCTCGGTAGAAAATACCCACTTAATCACCTCCTCTCCCGTGATTCGTTATCAATGATTAACGCAATAATCACTAGGAAAGCGCCTGTGTTAGCAAGTCCTAACTCAACGCCAAATGCTAAGTAAGTTGCGGTATTCATTACGATTAAACCTAATAAAAAAAGGATGCTAACAATGTTAACAACCAGTAATTTAAACGGTATTAAGATTTTATTTAACTTCATCGTCCCACCACCTTTAAAAGCCAAATTCTTCACTTTCATAAATAGATGACCAATCTTCACTAAACTCATGCATGCTTGCTTCACTGAATGCAGTTATAACAGAGATAATAGGGTCAATCTTTTGTCGATTCATCTTTTTATTAATTTTTACGTTGTCCTCACCGTCATAAATTAAAACGGCATTATTAACAGCTATAGTTAGTAAGCTATTTCCAAAGTGTTTAATTGTCTTTTCTGCAACCCACATTCTAAATGTCTTAATCGGTTGTGAAAGACTTCTAAAGTTTTGACCAACTTCAATAAGTTGCCAGTCAATCATCATAGACTCTAGTGTGGTTACAAATGATTGTGCATTCCACGGATCATAACATAACGCTTTAACGTTTAATTGATATTCATCCACAATATCAAGGATATACTCAATAACACGCTTATAATCAATCATGCCACTTTCTGATGTGGTAACTTCCGCTTCTCCTAAACTGATTAATTGTGAATAGTTTATCTTGTCACGCTTTGACTTCTGTTCTAAATCCGTCCGCAATCCTATAAAAGAATGGCTATCGATTAACATATCGCCGTCATTTGTCGGAAATATAAATCCTACAGATGTTAAGTCGTCAAGCCGTGATAAATCGACGCCGATATAAACATCTTTGCCGTATAAGTTATAATCTTCACGTTTAACCTCGATTGATTCCCACTCATTAATGTTGATTAAGCTATCTTCTTTGTTTGCCTGCCAAAGATTAAAGTTTTTAATCAAAATCTTATGGAATGAGGTACCTTTTTCTAATTCGTCTTGAATGTCTGATTTAATGTTACGTAGTATCGTATCTCTATGTTCGTCCGATTCCAGTAACGGCATTGCTTTAATCCACAGTGACTCGTCATTTACTTCATCTTCTGAATCCATTTCGGCACAGTAAACAAAGTAATTATCCGCTTTAACTTCTCCCGATAATATTTTAGTAATGTATTTATATTCTTGATACATCTGACTATTCAAATTGTCGCCTGCCGTCGAAATTAAGAGAGTAAGTGGGTTCTTTTGCAACGTCATACCAGTTTTAAATCTTGAATACATTTCATCGTCTGGCATGCTTGCCAATTCGTCCAGTATAGCTACAGTTGGGTCTTTACCATCAACTGCTTCCGGATTATTAGAAAGTGGTTCAAAAACGCTCTCTGACGTTGTATGGGCAAGGTCTGTTTTACGTACTTCCGTCGATTTACGTATTAAATTACTTTTCTCGCGCAACAACCTTATTTGTTGACTTGCCATCTTAAATATTGTTTTAGCTTGTTTATAAGTTGATGATGATACATATATTTGTCGGTTGTATTTCGGATATTGACCAAATAACAATTCATTTAGCGACATCCCAGACACTACTAGCGATTTACCTTGTTTCCTTGCCATACTTACATAGCATTTAGTAAATCGTCTAAAACCTCCATCACGACGCCAACCGTAAATGCTACCAACAATAAACTTTTGAAATAACATTAATGGCATGGGTTCGTTCGTTTTAGGGTCAGGCAACATCTCTATAAATTTAATTGCTTTATTTGCTTTCTCAACGTCCCAATAACAACCGTCAGGGGGATTCTTTAAATCATTTAAGTGACGTTTAGCTACTGCGTAATTCTTTTTACTAACGAGTATGTCGCCACTTACAACCTTTTCGGCGTAAAGTGTTGCATAATCAATCATTAGTCGTCACTCGCAAATTGTTTGAATGGATCATCATCTTCTTTTTCGTCAGGAACAATAATACGTAATCGACTATCAATTGTTAAACCTAATGTGTTAGCCGTTTGTTGCATACGTATACCGGCTTTCTCCTTTACGTTAAATGCCGGGTTTACTTTCTGATTGCCTTTATCATCCACAATCATTATGTCCTCTTGTTCTAATATGACACTAGCTTTAACAAAATCACTGTAAAAGCTACAGTATTGTGCGATTTTCCCAGTGTCTAATTTAGATATAGGCAATTCTTGCATATGTGGGATGATACGTTTGTATTCTTCTTTAGCAATATCATCTAAAAAATCAGGTGGGGTTGCGTCAATCTTTGAAAATTTATTTAATTCCGCTTCTTGACGTTCTTTTTCAATTATTTCTTCTTTTGTATAATTTTTATTCGAATTTAATAATAATTTTTTCGGTCTACCCGCCAAAATTAGCACCTCCTACTAAAAATGTTTAAAAAAAGGGAAATCTTTGAGAAGAAGAGTGCGCCTCGTTCTTCGTCGCTTTCCTCACTACCCCCGTTCTTTGATGTGGGGGACTTCCTTTTGCTCTCTTTTCGTTTTTTGATTGTGACATTTGTAACACAATGGCTGTAAGTTTTCTTTTTCCAGCCGTTTCGACCAATCAACTTTCGTCGGGATAATATGGTCAACCATTTGTGCTTGTCGTCCACATGATCTACAAATATAATCATTCTCCATCAATACAATTTCACGCATTCTCTGCCACTGCCTAGACTTATAGAAACGTAAGTATTCAGGGTCATTCCGTCTCCTTACATCATTATATTTATCATTTATATATGGTTTATGCTTATCACAGTATGACTGATTAAAAGATATAAGTGTATTGCAGGTAGGATGATTGCATCGTCTCATTACTGCCATCCAATCACCTTCCTATGTCTTTGATGTCGACCACAATATCTTTAGTTTGATTCGCAATCAATACTTGATTACCAATGATGTCATGCACAATGTACTTGTCTTTGTTGAAAGTAACTGCATCACCTTTATTAATAACCTTGTGTAAGTCAGGTTGATACGTATTCACATTAAGTCCTGCCACTGTATCTAGCGTTACATTATTAAGCGATGCCATACATGTAATATGTTCTAGCGCATCACCTAGTAACATAGTCACTGTGTCGTTGTCATCGTTGTCTACTAACTGACCTACCACAGATACTAATGACAGTAGATGTTTATTGTAGTCTGTTGGTTGCTTTAAGGATTGATACTTATTTAATTCCATAGTTCACCTCATAATAAAAAGACACTGCGGTTAACAGTGTCTAGTGATTATGTTTTGTTATTTTATTTGAGTTATATACTCATGTCACATTTATATGCCACATCAATATACAAGGAAAAGCGCTCGGGGAAAGGGGAAACCCGAACGCCTTAGTTATATAGCATTCACTTGAGAACATAACCTATACGGTTATTATAATGAATATAATAATATCATTACAAAAACTTCTATTTTGACGAATTTGACGAATTCGACGATTTTGACGCATTACTCATAACTTCAACAATCTTAGTCACCCTATTACTGATGGTCGTTTTATCTTTACCACTTATTACTCCAATCATTGTATGCGAATAATTTTGTTTTAACTTACGATAAATAAATATATCTAAATCTTTTGTGAATAAATCTTCACAATCATCGATGAACTTAACCTTACTTGCCCATTTAATTAACTTCTTATCTTGCTTTTCTTTTTGCAATATTATGTTACAAATCTTGTCTGTAGTTAATCCTTGTGGCTTAGGTTGACCAGATTCCTCGCCGTATTGAGCTATCGATGTGCTATCCGCTTTTATTAGCATTGCCCCCTCTAATTCATTAGTCATCCATTTGTAATCTTTAAACATTTCTCGTATGTCATTTGGCGTATACATTTATTACCTCCATAAATTTATTGATCAAAAGGTGTACGTTCTGCCTTTATAATTTCCAAAGCCTGTTCTTCTTTAAAACCTTCTTTCCTTAAAGCCGTAAGCCTTTCACGTTGATAGGCTGATTTCATCTTAGCTATATCAATAATAATTGGTAGTTGCGACTTCAGTTCATATATTTGATTCTTTACGTTAATATCATCTTTCTTTGTACCATCTAATTTAAATATGTTATCCATATATCAATCCAACTCCTCTAGCTTAGGTATTTCTGCTTTGCCTAACTTCATGCGTTACCTCCTACCCATATATACAAAAGAATTTGTCTTTTGACATCACATCATAGATATAATCTCCGGTGTCGTGGTTTTCGAGATGTGCAAATTCAGGATCTAAATATCTGTAGAAAATAGAACCAACTGGAACTTTCCCCTTGCCAGGAATGTCTATTACTTCTTTACCATATCTATTAATCTGTAGCGATATTCCTGTATAGCGACAACCAACAAATTCACATACTTCTTCAAAATTCTCATATCCATTAAACTCAATATATTCTACTTCCCTTGGTTTCTCTATAGCTTTTTTAATCATATTATCGTCCCCTTTTTTGAATCTGTTTAAAAACTTTTCAATATCCAGTTCGCCCGTTTCTGTGTCACCAAAATTCGCTTTATCTACTAATCCGTCATCTTTTGTATATTTTTTCTTTTTGATATTCATATCCGTCCTCCTACTTCATCAACTTCTTAACGTACCCTTCTCCATTCTCATCAAATATATGACCAACAAGCACACTTAATGAGTAGTGAAGTAACTCATTTCTCTTTTGTAGTATTGTATTGTGTATCAGCAGTACTATTGATAACAGTGACAGTATTATAATTAACGCTATATACATTACTCGTCACCTAACCTTTTACTCATCAATGCCTTTGCACCCTCATAAATCAGAATCGTTACCAGCGTGTGTAATACCACTCTTAAATATTTCATATGATCACTCCTTGTTTAATATTTCTTTTACCTTTTTTAATATGTCTTTACTATTAGAATCCTGATGATCCAAACCCTTTTTCTCCTCTTGCTGACTCACTTGTAAATTCCTCCACTTGCTGTAACTCTGGTGTAACAATAGGTACAATAACTAGTTGAGCTAACTTATCGCCTTTGTTTACTTGGTACGTTCCCATTTCATATTCGCCATTATCAAAAGGTATAAATTGAGATTCGTCTACACCTATCACATAATCGCTAGTGAAACAATTTGCGCTCTGTGTGTTGTTTTTAATATTAATCTTCATATTTCCTGTGAATCCTGCATCAATCTTGCCTGTTTCAACAACTAGATGCGTCTTACTACTTACGCCACTTCTGCTAGTAAGTAATCCCACATAACCCTTAGGAATATTCACAGCTATGTCCGTTGTAATCAATGACTTGGCTTGCGGTTCTAGTATGATTGTTTCTGCTGCATAAATATCAAACCCTGCATCTGTTGAATGATTACGTGTTGGTAGTGTTGCATTCTCTGATAATAATTTGATTTGTAATTTATCCATTTACTCGTCCTCCTCATTAATAAATTCAAAATTTTCATTTAATAAACCTCTTTTTATTTGTTATTAGTATTATTGTTAGATAATATTTGAACCAAGGAGGTGAAACATTATGTCAAATTCATCCGACAAACTGTTAGCTTCTCTATGCTACTTTAGTGTGTTCTTTGCTCCTATTCTTTTCCCTATAGTCGTATGGATTTTAACGAAATACCCAGTAACCACACATGCAAAAAAATCGATTATTTATCACATTCTTCCTTGGATTTCAATGACATTGGCTGCTATCTTTTTTGGTTTAAGCCAAAGTACATCTAACATACCTTTGTACTTTACTTTAGGAATAATACTTTTAGTTATGGCATTCTTAACATATGTCTATAATTTGTATTGCGGTGTAAAAGTTTTAATTACGAAAGAATTGTAGTCCCGATTTACGGGGCTATTTTTCTTATTAAATATCAAATATACTAATCTGACTGCCTAACTCCTCTGCGTACATTAGGTTATGCACTGATTTAAAGTAGTTAAATTCATCTGTAGCATAATAACCGTCGATATGGCTATAGTGCGACTTCGGTAAACCAACCATGATGTAGCCGCCGAAAGTTTCCTGTACAATCATTACTTTTTCTTCGGCTGCATTGTATAAGTGGAATGTGTGCATCACACCAGCCCCAATTCTTTTTGTAATTCAGCAATACTCACTTTTACAGCCACCATTCGCTTACTGTAGCCGTTTCTTTCGTAAGCGTCTGCTTCGCGTTTTTCAGTTCTATTATTAGCAATGGAATCAAGGTTATTTTTGTTTATACCTAGTTTCTTCACCACTTCATCCTTAGTGCCAGCGCAAATCACTTCGTCCCCTTTGTAAACCACATATTCATACATTGGTACACCCATCACTTATCACTCCAATTCTCGTAAGCACGTTCTAAATACCATCGTGCCTTTTCTAAATCTTCTTTACCGTTCTTATATTGCGCTCTACTGATATATTTAATTGCATTGCCAATCGCAAACGCCATTACTGCAGGATAGTCTTTAGTGACCTGCTCAATAAAATCGATAACTTCAATGTTGCCGTATGTGTAGTGTGGTGGTTGATTAACCACATCTTTATTAGTCATAAATAGCCTCCCAATCATGGCCATCAGTAATGTTGTAATACCAAGCGTTGTCTAGCTCTACCTGTGCCATTTCTTTACCTTTGAAGTTATATATTAATTCTGTAACAACACCTTCATAGCGTTGTTCGTCCACATAGAATGAAACCTTATCGTCAATGTTTAAATCACGAATTTTTAGTTTCATTTAGATCACCCCGCCAATTTTTAAAATCTTCTCTATAGACCAACCTCTGTTTAATCTCTTGCGAATAGTGGTTTTACTAGTATTTGTTAATGCTGCAAGTTGAAGCGTTGTTATTTTTTGCCCTTTATATTCATGTACTGCCGAACGGTCATTAGGTATCTCTGGCAATTTAAGTAAAGGTTCTAATATCTTTCGCACTTTCATTTTCGGCATTTCTCTAGGCACGCCTACAAAGTCGCATAAATCATAGTACGCCCTGCTAGGTTTAACCGATTGCGGTACCGTTTTAAGCCACGGCTTCTCTTTCTTCTTAGCTTTGTATCTCTGATACGCCATTTCCATTTGATACTTGTCATATTTATCCACAGACGATTGTGTTGGTTTCTCTCTGTTACGATGTAATGCTAATGTATGCATGTTAATCACCTTCTATTTCATTAATTATTAATACTGTGCGTGCAGTTTCTGCATATTTTTTGAATGTTCTGATTTCAACTATTTGATTATCGTCTTTCCACAACTTTTCATTGCCTGCGTCTAATACTGTTTTAAGTAAATTATCTAAGTCAGGTTTAGTTCTCTTGTAACTTCCTAACATCGTAGATAGTAATTTTTTCGACCAACTTTTAAGTGGCGGAAAGTAGAATTCAATAGTTAGCTTTAACTGATTCTCACTTTGAAGATTTGGCATTTGTTCCGCTATAAACTTTTTGTGATGCGAATATGTTGTTGGCATGTAAGTTTGTACAAAACTTCCAGTTCTTCTAAATCCGGGTCTAGGCGACCCCATGGGTTTATCTAAATTCTTTTCATCTGCGTAGAATATTTCTATTCGAGTTTCTTTCATTAATCCACCTCATATAGCGTCATAGCCATACGTCTCTTGCGTTCTGAATACTTTTGGATAAATAGGTCGTACAAGTATTCTTCGTTACCCTGCGCACTTTCTATGAGCTTATTTGCGTATACCTCTGAACAATGGAGGTGTCTAATGATGTATTGTTTATCAATCAAAAGTTAATACCTCTCATTCTGTAATCTTCGCCATTCATGTTTATCGGTGTTGTATTCTTCATCATGCGACTAAATATCTTGGCTAGATCCTTATTTTGTATTAATTCTTTACTACTGTTATTGGTAGTAATGATGTTGTGCTTGCCTGTGCGTGATTCCATTACTTCGAACATTTTTTGAATCCCGAAGTTACTTAATGCTGTACCGTAATCATCTAGTACAAGTAAATCTACATCATCGATGATTTGGTCTAATTCTCTTTCGGTTAGCGTCGCATTCTTGTTATACGTACTTTTATAAGTAGTAATGAGTTGCGGCACGTTCATGTATAAAACTGAAAAGCCTTTTTCTCTAACCCGCTTGATAGTTGCCATAGATAAATGACTTTTACCTGTACCGTAGCTACCGTATAAAAGAATCGATTGCTTATTATCTAACTTAAAGTTGGTAGCGTATCGCTCTAGCAATGCTTTAGCTTTTTCTAAAGACTGGCTAGTTGGTATATAATTGTCGAATGTTGCGTCTGCTAGATCATCGTTAATAATCGATTTATTGAATATGGCATTCGCCTTATTCCGTTGTTGCTTTTTTTTAAAATCCTCTGTCTTTTGTTTGGCAAGTGCAATCATGTCACAATCACAACCGTCTTTAATCACTTGACCGTTATCAAATTCGTAATAGTCATAATCCCTACCGCATTTATCACAATGTAGACCCATTTCTTGTTTTACGACTTTATTCCTGAAGCCTGCTTTGTTAACTAACTTTTCAAAAGGGTTCATCTAAAACACCCCTTCATATTGCTTTCTCCAATCCTCATCTGCTGCATTTGATTGTTGTTGGTTGAGGTAACCTTCAAACTTAGTGCCAAATAACGTTTCAGGACGTAAGTACTTCTCCATATCCGTACCTTTCCATTCGGCTACTTTGTTATCTATGACCTTTTTAAAGTCGTCTAGGTTAAATCCTTCATCTGATCTAGCACGTATAACCGTTTGATTCTTTTTAGTAGTAGATTTATATTGCTTTCCAGTTCTTTCGTTAAGATAGTCAATTACATCACTGTAAGGATATGATGTCGGGTTACCCGACAATGTATCTATTCTATTTATATTATTAATACTTGTATTATTATTACTTGTATTATTCTCTTTAACATTTGTGATAATAGGGGTATTAACAGAATTGTTAATAGGGGTATTATCATTTGTGTTAATAGGTCTTATCATTTCTGTTAAGGGGTACATTTTTCTTTGTTTAATTTCATTACCTTCTCTAATGATTTCAACTTGTAAATATCCGCATTCTTTTAAATTAGCTATCCGGCGTGATACTGTAACTTTCGTAACTTCATATAATTTCGCAAAGTAACCGTTGCTTGCTGTGCAGTAACTGTATTTATTGCTTAACGATGTGATTTCAGCGAATAATAACTTTTCACTGTCTGTAAGTCGGTTATCATATCTTACGTTTGCTGTAATGATTGAGTAGTAACTTGGTTGGTCAGTCATTTACATTCTCCTTTCTGGTATAATTTTTCTGAATGCTTTTGCATCAGATTGGGGGTGATAAAATGTATATCGATCCATTGAAAGATGTAAGAGGAGTGCTTACTCAAACATCTGCAAATCTAAAACAAACAACTAATATGGCGCTTAAGCCTTCACTTGAAATTCGTACAACCTTTAACAACGTCTTTCAACAAACAAGACCTGTTATAAAGCCTTTTATTTTTAACAACTCATCCGTGTTTAAGTTGAATATTCAAATAAATCTAACATTTCAACAGTTTCGGAATCGCTTATTTTCGGATGAAATTCTTAACGATTTTATAAAATCTACACAATTTCCTAGAGATGAAATTTTGAAGGTTAATAACAGGATCAGACAAACTCTTATTAAGAGTTACAGGATTAACACCTTGCCTAAACCCTTCAAATTTGCCCAACCAGTAAATACAACAGATGAAACTAACGGCTATGAAGTATTCGATAATTCTTTCGAACATGATTTCGTCACTCCTTTTATAAATTTTGTTAAAGGATTATCTAAAAGTTCAGCTTACGCTCTTGGTGGTCATGTATTAGTTAAGACTTCAAGTAATGAGTATGTTGATTACTTCTTCTCTACATCCGTTATCGCGTTACTTATGTCCGTGTTTATACTTTTGGATATTTTAGCCAAGAAACTTTCAAACGATGAGTGATTTTTATAGTTTTAGTACTCCTAAGTTTCTCCGCCAAGATGACATTAGGAGTGCTATTTCTTTACTTTCAACATTTTATTAAGTCGCTCATCCACATCAACCCAACTGTCATGTAAATGGTACTTGTCGTTAAAGCTGTCCATGCCTATGTTGTGCTGCTCTGTGTGGTGGTCGCGGCATAAAGCTAATACTTGATTGCCGTAATGATTTATCTTAGTTCTGTCACGCCCTCGTCCTACTGCATACCTATGTGCTAAATCTGAATGAGGTTTACCGCATATAATGCAGTTACGATTTACTGTTGACCAGTAGAGGAATGATTTGTCCTGCTTTAGTAAATCACTTGTTTTATAATTGAGTGGTACGTCATTGTGAAACACCCAATCAAGAACCACTTCTATTACTTGATTTGCTTGTGTACGTGTACAGTTGCTTAACGAAATACGTTCATCATAGCCGTAGTAGGTTCTCACATACTCAATGAATATATGCCTCATATAGTCCATAGGTTGGCCCGTATGCTCTTCTATATCTTTGACTAAGGCAAATATCTTACGGCGTTGTTTGTCAGTGATTTGGAACGGATCTAAGACGTTAACATCAACTTCTACATCGAATCCGTTATCGAGTAGCAGCGTTTCCTTATCACCTAATTCAACACCCGAGATAACGACAGTTGTCGTGCCGTCATCTTGAGTGATGTAATTTGTAATTAAAGGCATCTAATCACGTCCTAGAAAGGTAAATCGTCGTCATCGATACTAGCGTTATCAAAAGGATTATCTTGCACTTGCCCTTGTTGTTGTTTAGGTTGACTGTTCGATTGACCATTATTTTTAGGTTCTAAAAATTGTACGTTGTCGCAAACAACTTCAGTTACATAAACACGTTGACCTTCTTTATTTTCGTAACTGCGTGATTGCATACGTCCATCAACACCTGCTAAGCTACCTTTACTTAGAAAGTTTTTGACGTTTTCAGCTTGCTTGCGGAATACAACGCAATTAATAAAGTCAGCTTGTTGTTCTCCATCTTTACTTTTGAAATTGCGATTTACCGCAAGTGTGAATGTTGTTACTTCTACGCCTGATGGCGTCGTTCTGAATTCAGGGTCTTTTGTTAATCGTCCTACTAATACAACTCTGTTAAGCATTATTCATTCTCCTTATATTTTTTCGCCATAGTTTGAATTTTGTTGATTGTGTTTACTGCTTGTTGTTCAGTCATAGCAGTGTAGTTTTGAATGCCAAATGTCTTTTCTGCTTGTTGTTGTGTTACATCTTTATTTAGTGACTTCATTAGTTCTACAAAGTTAAGCACTTCTTGCTTTAATGCACCTACAGTCTTACCACTCGCTTTAGGTTCTGATTTACTTTGCTTTCCGCTTGCCGCATTACCGTCATCATCTTGATCACTTGTAATGCCGAATATTGCAGATAATGAGTAACGTTTAAAGTAACTAATTAATGACCCTGCACCTTGTGGCGTATTCTTTTCTGCATTCATAAAAACGGGGTCGTATTCAATGTATTCGCCACTTTCATGCATGAGCATTGTAGCGACTCCTACACGCCCCTCACCGTCGTTTAATGCCCATTGTGTATAAGACAAGCCATGAGGTATTGCAGCCTCGTCAATAGCTTCTACAACGTTCTCAAGAGGTACATATTTTGATTTGAAGAAAGGATTATTTTTATCTTTGAGTGGCTGTTTAACTTCTTTTCGAAAAGCAACCATAGCTTTGTTAATTTCAACAACTGATTCAGATTTGTTCATAATTCCACCCTTTCAATTTCATCAGTTTCAGTGTGTGTGTGTTTATAAACATCATGTGTTGCTGTATCGATTAGCACATTTTCCATTCCATCGAATTTACGTGCATCACGTTTATCTGTTGAGTACTTGATGTTAGGGTTTGCGTCTGTAGGGCGGTTCGTTACATAAATATCTAAATCTTTGTGTTTATAGAAGTAAGTGACTACTTTATTCATTCGATTAAAGCCTCCCCTGCGATGACATCTTTGATCTTGTTTACTTTCTCCTCTATAACCTCTGGTTCTTCCCAGTCATAAATGTAAATTGATTTAATTTTATTTGGGTATCTAAAACCAACGTGATTAAATGCAATTCCTCTAGTGCCACTGTCATAATTTATTCCTTCTACTGTGCATACGTTATCGGAATAAGCTCGACATCTATCGAGTTCACGTTGGATTCTTAGCATTTGCTCGATAGTCATTCTTTTTTCTTTTAACATTTGCATTTTCCTCCATTTTTGGTAGAATGGAATCGGAATTTTGTGCAAAAACTCCTATTCCCGACTGTTTGCTAGCTGCACCTAGCATTCAGTCTTTTTTAATATGTTGATTACATATTTAGCTACGTAGTAACTAGTAACTACACTACTTATTGATACAAAAACCGTTGTTGTGAAGTACGCTTCGAATGCGAAGGGCGTCGTCACAACAAATGTGGTCATCATCGCAATGATTATTGCTATTACTTTGTTCACCATAGCTCCGTCTCCTTTTTTAAAATATTCTCTCTAATGAATCTCAATGCAGGTTTCACTTCGATGTATCGTTTGTTGCCTTTCCCAAAGCGGTACATGCATTCTTGTTGAAATTCTTTGTTGCTATAAACGTGTTTCTCGAGATCATTTCGAGAAATCCCCGAAACCTTGATAAATTCCTTTGCATCTGCAAAGCCGATGAATTCCATTTTGTGTTCCTCCTATTTATATTTAGTTGTGCTATACTTTTCTTATCTCCTTATGAAAGGAGGTGGAAAGTGTGAGTTTAAAAATGTACTGCTACTTGTTTTCGCTTTACCTTAAAGGCCGGTTAAAACACAAGGATAATAAAGCTATTGATCGTTTATTAAACAAAAATTACATCTATCAAAAAATTGTGGATTTTGAGGGCTATTTTCCTATTCATGACGATTACGTCTATATCTCTGATGAAGGTAGAGAATTCTTCGAAAACTTTAATTTAAAATTTGCAATACCACTGCTACTATCGACATTATCGTTGCTAGTATCGATAACAGCGTTGGTAATATCGATTGTGTCTTAAAATCTTCTTTTGGTCGGTTATTTTCATTTAAAGCCTTAATTAAATAGCCGACTGAACGATTGTAATCTGCACTCCCTCTTCTTAAAGCGAGTAATAATAGTTTGGCTTTTGTTAAATGATGATTTTTGTCATTTAATATCGACATTAATTCCTTTTTATGCTCTTCGTTCATAATGTCCTCCTTAATTTGGTTGTTCGATTGTGGGTAGGATGTCGTTGTCTTTTAGTAAGTCGTAAATGAACAATCTACCTTTTTGCGTCCACTTAGTGTTCATACGAACCGATGTGCTACCGTCTTTATGTTCAATCTCCGTTGTAGAAGAATGTGTGTAACCTTTGTCGTGTAAATTTGAATAAAGTAACCATTGTCCTGATTGTTTATACTGAACCCTTAAATCGTGTAATAACTTGTTTAGCGCTTGAGCTGACATACCATAATCTTTTGCAATTTGTCCGACTGTAACTAAACTCTTGTTATTTAAAATAGTGTCTAAATAAGATGCTTTCGGTTCGTATTCAGCAATCTTTTGTTTTTGCATGTTGTTTTCTAGTTGTAATGCCTGTTTTTCTTTTTGTTCTTCAATCCAAAGTTCAGCGCGTTTGACTGGGTCGTCTATCATGTAACTTGCGGTAGGCTGTTTAATTTGTCTTTCCATTTCGTTAAATTTGTTGATGTACGCCATTTTGAATTCGTTGTGACCTTGGATATTAAACATATAGAGAGTAAAACCATCTTTTGTTAGAAGGTATTCTTTTTGATTTCTACCTCTTGAATCTTTGTAATTACTATCGATAATTAATGTACTCACTTTTGAGGACATTAAAATTTGTTCTAAATCTCTCTTAACATTGTCATGTCTTCTACCTAATTCATTTGCTACAACTCGGCTAGAAACAACTGCTCCTAATTCCTTGTTGTTTTCGATTTTGACTTCCTGTAATAGTTGCATTGTTCATCCTCCTTCAAACTACACTAAAAGTGAAGTTGATGTTAAATTTTTTTGCTAACCCTTAATAAGTCAGCATTAATACCATAGATGTAAGCCAAAGCATAAACAACCATACTTTTAGGCACTACATCTCCTTTTTCCCATGCAATATATTGCGCTCTTGAAACGCCTAGTTTATCAGCTATTTGCTCTTGTGTGTAGTCAAATTCGTTTCTTGCGCCCTTCAGAGAAAAGGTTTGAATCGTGTCTGTCATGTTGTCACCTCCCTGTAAGGTATGTACCTAATTTACTACACTAAAAGTAAAGTGTCAACACATTAAGTAAACTTTTTTGAAATATAACTTTACTTTTTGTAAACTTTTTAGTACAATTTAGACAACACTTAAATAAGAAGAGAGGCAACCATATGGCTAAAGAAATTCTTTCAAAAAATTTAAAAAATCTTTTAGAGCGTAAAGGTAAAACGCAAACGGATATGGCTAAAGATTTAGATTTAAAAGAATCAACGGTAAGTAGTTGGATAAATGCAGTTAAATATCCAAGAAGAGACAAAATCGAATTACTTGCAGATTATTTTGGCGTTATGCCCTCTGACATCACAGAAGACAAAAGTTTACAACAAGAAACAATTGCCGCTCATTTTGACAAAGAAGACTTAACTGAAGAAGAAATGGATGAAGTAATGCAATTCATCGAAATAATTAAAAGACGTAAAAACAGATAACATTTGCAACAAAGGGTGATTTGATGGGAAGATATGAAGAATTAATTATTTCAGAAAATATTGATGTTGAAGAAAGGTCAGACTTTCCTAGTTATCAAAGTGGATTGTATTACGAAGGTAAAATTTATATTAAAAGTAATATGTCGAATGCTAAGAAGTATGAAACTTTGTTAGAAGAACTAGCGCATCACAAAATTACATACGGTAACATCTTAGATCAGTCACAATTCAACAACCGAAAATTTGAAAATTACGCAAGACGCTATTCGTACGAAACATCTATGCCCCTGTCATGTATAGTTGAAGCGTTTAAGCAAGGTGTACACAATTTGTATGAGCTTGCTAATTTTTTTGAGATTTCAGAAGGTCATGTACTAGATTGTATTGAACATTATAAACGTAAATTTGGTTTAAATACTCTTGTTGGTAATCATCTAATCGAATTCGAACCACTAAGAGTTTTTGAATATAAAAATATTATTTAAGGGGGACATTTAATATGTCGGAAAAGAATCAACTTAGCAACGAAGAATTACTAGCAAGGCAACAAGAGCAATTTGAAAATTACAAGAAAGAACAAGCTTCAAAAAGTAAAAAGCGTTGGTTATGGGGATGTGGTGGTTGTTTAGGTATCTTCATTCTTTTAGCTATTTTATTTACGGCGTGTACTGGTGCATTTGTGAATGAAGTTGATAAAGGGATTAATGAAGAAGGTACACTTGACAAAGATAAAGATACGAAAGTTAAAAATGTAGGTGAAACTACAGAAATTGATGGCGTGTCTTTTACACTTGATAACGCTACTTTTACAGATGAAAGAAATGAATTCGCGGATGTTGAAGCGGACAGAGTCTTAAAAGTAGATATGACTATAAAGAATAATTCTGATGAAGAAATTCCAGTGGGTGGAGACGTGAAAGTTTATACGGATGGAAAACAAGCTAAATCTTATCCTATTAATGATGGGTTAATGGATTCTCTATCGCCAGGTAGAGAAATAAGTGGTTCTGAAGGTTTTGCTATTAATGGTAACCCAGAAAAAATCGAATTAGAGTTTCAACCTTTAACGTCATTTTCTAACAAACGTTATATTTATGATATTAAACCAGAATAAAAGAAGCGTATGAAGAAGACGGATATTAATATCTCAGGGTAGTTTGACTACCCTTCTTTATTACACCCATTATGACTATTACGCTATTACGTTTGAGCCGTTGAGGGTGTTTGAGGTGAGGAAGATTAATTAAATCAATTTCGGAAAGCAAAAACCGCCACCTGATAACATATAGAAAATCAGACGGCGGAAAAAATATTGAAAAAGGTATAAAGTCCTCGCAGAAGTGTTTTCAACTTCTAAACTTATTATAACAAATTCTATTATGTTAAGGAAATTATAAAAACACCGCTCCTAATTAGGGAAAGGAGCGGTGTACAAATACAAATATCTATTTAGATCACTATTAATAGGTGAACTATTATTAGTCTAACAATATTAATTTTATTTTTCAAGGGAGATGTTTATATTGAAAAAACTAAATGATAATCATATGGTAGAGGATTTATCTTTTATAGCCATAGTGCTTATTTTTCTAATTTTACCTATTTTACTAATCTTATTTTAATGTTTTAAAGGAGATTTTAAAAGTTGGATATTAAAGAGATCTTAGATGAAACAGGATGGAGTTTAATTGAAATATTAAAAAGAATAAACAGCTTTCCCTATGTTACAGAAAAAATAACTGAAGATACCTTAAGTAATATGACAAAAGAAGAATTTATGAAGTTTCTTTTAGGTAAAAAAGGAGACGACTTATGTGAATAATAACAGCGATAATGATTTTTACACTCTTATAGCTATTCTTATGTTGATAATTGGCTTATTAGGAATTTTAACATTCACACTCATTTAAAACATATGAGTAGAGATTTTGAATTGAAATAAACATCAAAAAACCACCGCCCCTATCTACATAGAAGCGGTGTACAGAACGAACTAGAACGACTATTTAATTCATCTCAAATGAGAAGAACTGTTTTTTATTCTAGCATTTTATTTTTTATATTACAAGGATTGGAGGTTGAGGGATGGAAGATTATCTTCATGATAGGCTAGAAGATCAAATAAACTGGTATGATAACAAAAGTATGGCTTGCCAAAAACATTATAATTTAAATAAATATATTCAAATTGTCGCCGGCGCATTAATCCCGGCAATAACACCTTTTTCATTAATGTTTAATTCTATAGTTTTTACTATTGTTATATCAACACTAGGTTTACTCGTTGTAATATCTCAATCTATTAGTAGCATAAAGAAATTTCATGAAAACTATATTCAATACAGAACTACATGCGAAGTATTAAAGCATGAAAAGTACTTATATTTAAATAACGTTGAGCCTTATGACAATGAGAAAGAACCTTTAAAACTTTTGGTTTCACGTGTTGAATCAATTATCTCTAACGAGAATATTAATTGGCAAACAATGAGACAGGATATCAAGGAGGAAGAAAAATGTTAGGAAAATTATTTGTAAGTTATAGAGCAGATGATGAGGGAAATAGATATAAAAATTTACTCGTTGCATGGTCTGAAAATCCAAACAAAAATTTTTTCGAATTAAAATTTGAAGATACCAGTATAGGTATAAGTATTAACTCTACTGACGCTATTTATATTAAGAGAAGAATTAAAGCTAAAATTAAAGAGTCTAATAAAGTTATTTGTATCATAGGAGAAAATACTCATACTTCAGACTGGGTTAATTGGGAAATAGATACTGCAAAAGAATTAAATAAACCTATTGTCGCTATTAAAATAAATAAATTTTATCATACACCAACCCGTCTTTATAACAAGCAAGTAAAATGGGCGTATTCTTTTACTTACGAATCTATAAAAAAAGCACTTCTCGAGATTTAATCGGGAAGTACTTCATAAGTTTTTTCAAAAATATCAGGCTTTACAGGATATTTTTCGCCATTTACACCAGTAATAATCCAATCGCCCTTTTCAGCTTTCATACGACCTTCTAATGTATCGATAAATTGTGTTTCTTTAGCTTTTTCTGCATTAACGACAACCGGTTTTTTTCTAACTTTTACTTTTGGAGACATCCTTTTCACCTACTTTTTTAATAATTATAACATAAAATGATATTTCCTAATCGCGGGTACATCACGTACCCTTATTATTTTTTACTTTTTTGAGGAGTTGATAAATATGGCGTCATTTACAGTGACAAAACGAAAGAATAAAACATCAACATCATGGCAATATGATGTAAAACACCCCTCTTTTAAGTCGGGTAAAAAACGTAAGTCAGGATTTAAAACTAAAGCAGAGGCAACGAATGCTGCGCAACAATTGATTAATGAGTTGGAGAATGGATTTAATTTAGAAGATAATAAGAAGTTTACTGATTACTATTGGGATTGGATAGAAATTAAAAACAAACGTAATTTATCTAAACGCCAGTTTTATTGGTACGAAAGAGCGATTAGTTTGTTTAGTGAACACTTTGGTGAAGATATGCTTATTAAGAACATTACACGTTCTGAATACCAAAAGTTTTTAAATAAGTACGGTCATGATCGTGCAGATGAAACAGTACGTAAAGTACATGGTTGTTTATCCCGTTGTATAAAAGATGCATTGTACGACGGTTATCTAAAAAAAGACCCTACTTATAACGTAGATGTAAAAGGAACGAAACAAGCCAAAAAAGAAGATGCTAAATTTATGACTATTAAACAGTATTTAGACATGATTGAGTATTTTAAATCTAGAGACGAAATGAGTTATATATTCTTATATATCTTAGCTATAACTGGTGCAAGGTTTAGTGACGTTATAAATATGACTGAAATAGATTTAAACGAAAAAGATGGGATTATTCATCTAAGAGGCACTAAAACAGCTAATGCAGATAGATTTGTGGAAGTTACTACAAAGGATGTTAAACATATCAAAAGTAAATTGTCGAAATTGCCACGTAGAATTGATGGTAAATTATTTAAAATTAGTCATAACGCGGTAGCCAAAACATTTAACCACGCTAAAGAACATATTGGTTTAAATGACAATTCAATCACACCTTACGCCCTACGACATACACATACATCTTATTTACTTTCAAAAGGCATACCAATCGAATATATAAGCAAGCGTTTAGGTCATTACAACATTTCAATCACCCTTGACACTTATTCACATTTACTTGATGAACATAAAAAAGAGCAAGGTCAACGTGTCAGAGAATTATTCTCTTGACACATATTTGACACTTGCTACTCCGAAACCCCGTCATATCAAGGGTTTAGTACGGAAACGGAGGGATTCGAACCCTCGCGCCGCTCTCGCGACCTACACCCTTAGCAGGGGCGCCTCTTCAGCCAACTTGAGTACGTTTCCTTATGGCTCCACAGGTAGGACTCGAACCTACGACCGATCGGTTAACAGCCGATAGCTCTACCACTGAGCTACTGTGGATAAATAATATTTTTTGTAAGCACAGATACTATTATATCAATTCACTTGAAGAAATCAAGCCTTAAAATTAAAAAAGTTAACGGAATATTTACACTATCCCTTTCAGAATTCCGCCAACTTTACATTTTACGCAATAAAATGATTATTCGCACCTACTCTATCGCATAAAGTTCGTTCAAAGCAATAGTGAGATAATCCTTTTGACGTTCATTGGTAATGACGAGCTCATTGTTTAACGTGTTGATGGATGCAATATACCCTTCTATCGTGTGAATATGACCTGAGCGCCAATAGCTTATTTTCGCAACTTCATTTTTAGATATTTTAAAGTGTAACATATGATTGATTTCAATCATTTGATCTTCACTTAAATCTGGACGATCAATTTTCAGTTGATTCGCCTCAAATTGTTGAATTCTTTCAAATTGTTCAGGTAGCGTCGCAAATGGTTATATATATGTTGAAGAATATAGACTATTTTGTTTAAAATGAATCATATTTTAAGAAAAAATGAACAAAGTAAAAATATTAAATAGTCTTTTTTTATTACGTGTAATAAGTTTAATATGTATGATGTAAAAAGAATTTGAATAGTGTATACTTA